ATGCCTGAACGCAATCTAGCCATTCGGCTCTCTGTCATGGACGGAGGCAAGGTCAAAGCCGAACTGAAGGAGATCGGCGAGTCCGGAGAAAAGTCGCTCAAACAAATCGAGCTGGCCGGAAAAGGATCTTCAAGCGCGCTTAAAGCCATCAACGCCGTCGCTAACGATGTGAAAGAATCCGCCGTTGGCATGACCCATGAAATGGGCGCTGTCGGCTCTGCCTTGCTAGCCCTTGGCCCCGCAGGCTTAGCGGCGGGAGCTGCATTGGCTGTTGTCACGCTTGGCATTCACAAGGGCATCGAAGAAGCTATGGAGGCCGAGCAGGTTCACAACCGCCTGCAAGCCGTCCTTCGCGCGACAGGAAACGCCTCTGGCCTTACGGCAAAAGAACTGACCGAGTTTTCCGACAAAATGGAGGAGTCGACACTCGTCACCCACGAACAAGTGCTGGATGCCGCCGCCATAATGGCGACGTTCCGTTCCGTTTCGGGCGAAAGCTTTACGCGCGCGCTTTCTCTGGCGCAAGACTTGTCGTCTGTTCTAGGCAAAGACCTTCATGCCTCAACAATTGCTTTAGGCCGCGCTTTAGAAGATCCAGTCAACGGCTTGACTGCTTTACGACGTGCGGGCGTCGAGTTTTCGGCGACCGAGAAGGAAGTCCTAAAAAACCTTGTCGAGACCGGCCAAGCGGCGGAAGCGCAAAGGATCATCCTCGATAAGCTCGAAGGCAAAATGGCGGGAACGGGAGCTGCCGAGGCCACAGGTCTGACCGGCGCGGCTCACCAAGTAGCGATCTCGTGGAAGAATATGCTGGAGGCCATCGGGCAGACTCCTGCTGTGGCCGGAACGGCGGAAACGGCCATGCAAGCGTTGGCCGGAATATTCAAATCCGCGACGGGCCTTATCAAAACGCCGTCTGCGTCGGAACAACTTATCGAGGCGAAGCAACAGCTTCTCGAAGCGCAGCAGGTTCTGGAGCGCCTGCAAAACTACAATCCGCGCGTCATGACGGACATGACGCCCCTTATCGACCGGCAGAAGGACAAGATCGCCGAACTTCGGCAAGAGGTCGATGGCCTAACCGTATCCGCGCAGCATGAAGCTGAAGCCGACGCGGCGGAAAAAGCAAAAGCACTTGCGGGGCAACAGGCCGCGCAAAAAGAACAACGCGCCGAACTGCTGATCGACCAACGCAAAAAGCTCGACGACGCTATAGCCAAGCTCGTGGACGATCCGTCCGAGAAGATCGCCAAGATCAATGACGAGCTGGGCAAAACAAAACAACGGATCGAGGCTCTTCGAGAAAAAGACAACAGCAACGGCAGCGACATCGACGCCGCCGTCGCACAGGCCGAAGAACTTGCTCGCCGCCAAACCGAAGCCGTACAAAAACCGATCAACGAAGCAGCACAGAAAGCGGCTGAGGCCAATCAGAAAGTCATCGACGATCTGAAGCGGCAGTTGCTCGGCTTCGGCGACGCGCGTCAGGCGTTTATCGATCAAGCGGTCAGTCGTTTGTCGGAAAAGGCTGGTGAAGCCGAAAAAGCGCGAACGCGCGCGCTGGCAGGCGAAGTGTTCGATCAAAAGACCCTTTCCGAAACGAAAAAGGTTCTCGACGACCTCACGCGCCAAATCGAGAAAACAACCGATAAAAAACAAGCCTTTGTCGATGAGTACCTGTCGCGCCTTCCGAAAGGAGCGACGCAAGACGAGATCGACCAGACCAAGAAGCTCGCCGCCGTTACCTATGATCAGATCCAAGCGCGGGAAAAGCTTGAAAAACTAAAAGAGGAAGGCAAGCAGCTAACCGACAGCGACAAAAGCGCGACAGCCGCCTATACCGACCAAATCGCGCACCTCACGGAAATGCTAAACGCAGGCGCGATCAGCCAAGAAGTATTCAATAAAGCGAAGAATAAAGCCGACGACGCTCTCCTCGCTGGGCGCACAGATCCTGCGGCTGGAGCCATTCGAGCCTTTCATAGCTAGCAAAAAAGCGCAGAAGATTCGGCAGATGCCGTCGAAAAGGCCTTCTCGGATTCCATGAAGGCGACCGAGGACTCCATCGTGAATATGGTCACGAAAGGAGAAATCAGCCTCAACGGCCTGAACGATCTTGCGAACAGCATCGTTGCCGACATAACGCGGATGTTCGTGCAGCAATCGATCACCGGCCCGCTTTTCAAAGCGATGGGGTCAAGTCTTGAAGGCGGCGGTTTCCTCTCGGATATATTCGGCTCGCTCTTTCATGAAGGCGGAACGGTTGGAAGCACAGCCCCCGCACGACAGGTTCCTGCTTTCGTATTTGCCGGAGCGCCCCGTTATCATTCGGGCGGGATCGCTGGCCTACGACCAGACGAGGTTCCTGCTATCCTTCAACGAGGAGAAACCGTCCTGCCCAAAAACGCTCGGTCAGGCAATCAGGTCAATGTGGTGATGCAGATCTCGACGCCGGATGCGAATAGCTTTCGGGCCAGCCAAAGCCAGATCTCGGCGGAGGCAGCACGCGGAATCAGTCGTGCAAGGCGAAATTTGTAACGGTCAACCCCGCACAAATGCTTAATTTTGTTGACCTAAGAAGGCCTTAAGGCCATTCTGATTCCCGAAGGCAGGCGACGGCTTGCCTTCTGGGGTGTAGTTACCTCACGATGAACGTAATTGGCGTCACGTCACGACGTTGCCTTTTCGGTCTGTTTTGTATGGCCGGGGGGCGACGGCGAGTTTTCGCGCAAGCGAAATCTCGGATGTCCAAGCCTTACGGCTAAAGGCCGTCGCAATCGTTTCATCGCGATTAACTAACCCCCGCGCCGCCCGAAGAATTTTCTTCTGGCGGTTTTGCGTATCAAACCGAGGGGGAGCCGATGAACGATATCAGTTACATGACGCTTTGCGTCGACTTTTTCAAAGCCTATTTCAGCAATCCACACATTCTAATCTTGCTTGTCATCCTCGTTTTAGCGGTGGGCGTCAGCTCGCGTTTCAGAAAAATAGAAAAGAGACATTAAACAATATCATGCAAAATTTGAATTTGGCAGGACGCCGAAAAGGGGAAATCGACCCTGTCGATGCCCATGTCGGCGCAAGGTTGCGTATGCGCCGCGCGCTTGTGGGCATGAGCCAAGAGCAACTTGGCGCGACGGTCGGCATATCGTTTCAACAGGTGCAAAAGTACGAACGCGGCATGAACCGGATGGGGGCAAGCCGATTGTATCAGTTTGCAAGAGCCCTTCGCATACCCGTCTCGTACTTTTTTGACGGACTGGACGGTCACGAGAGTCAAAAACTAGCCGCAACGGAAGAAGATAAGATTTATAGCCGCGAAACGCTTACGCTTGTTCGCGCCTATTATGCCGTTTCCGACAAAAAACAGCGCGAGAAAATCATGTCTCTTATCAAAACGATGGCTGCGCAATGAGGAACGTGTCGAGGCTTAAGACTTCATGTTTTTCTTGAGCGTCTCAATCTCGGCGAAGAAACTCGGTTCCATCTCCGCGATGATGCGTTCGATGTCACGATGCTGGTGCAACAGCGTTAAAATAACGACGCCTTTATCGAAGAGGTCATAAACGACAAAGTGTTTTCCGGCTGGAGCCATCGAGAAAGGCATCGACCGTGGCTTACGAAGCTTTCCGAGATCTGGGTTGGCGGCAATTTTATTCAGGACGGCATAAACCTCGTCCATGTAACGATCCGCCGTCGTCTCGCCCCATTGCTCTGTTGAGCGCGCGTGAATGTCACGAAGCGTTAGCAAAGCATGACGCGTCAGATAAAAAGCAGGCTTTGTCATTGCCAATTATCCGCTTCCTTCTTCGCAAGAGTTTTCATGTCTTTACGAAAGTCGCCCGATGAAGCCATAACCGCGCCGGAAGAAAGATCACGATAACCCGCGAGAATGGATTCACGATCCAAACGGCCTTCGCGCGTTTCCATATCGCGACGAATAAGGTCGCGCACATATTCGCTAGGCGTCTCGTAAAGCCCCGCCTTGCTGACCATGCGGTCAACAAAAGCAGCCAAGGGGCCAGACAGGCGAGCGTTGATACGGGTTGAAAGCATGAGGTTTCTCCTAACCTGCTGAAAATCATGTATTCATCCTATCAAATGGCGCACAAAATGTCAAGATTGTCGCCATAAATGCGACAATAGAAACCACACAGGAATACCTAACCCCATGACCTTTCACGAAATCCAGTTCCCGCCCGACATTGCTTATGGGGCATCGGGTGGGCCGGAATATCTGACTTCGGTCGTGTCTATGGCCTCTGGTTACGAGCAGCGAAACGCCAACTGGTCGGTGGCGCGGCTTAAATGGAACGTCGCGTCCGGCCTGAAACACCAAACGCAGCTCAATACGCTGATCGCTTTCTTCCGCGCGCGCAAAGGCAAGGCTTACGGGTTTCGGTTTAAAGACTGGACGGATTTTAAGGCCACAGGCCAAGCTCTCGGCACAGGCGACGGAACGACGAAAGCCTTTCAGCTTGTCAAAAATTATATCTCCGGCGCGGGCAGCGAAACGCGCACAATCACAAAACCCGTCTTAGGCACGGTTCTTCCTTACCTCGGTGGCGTTAAGCAGACTTCCGGTTGGTCGATCAATACGGCCACAGGCATCCTGACCTTCACCGTCGCACCGGCGCAAGGCGTGGCGGTCACGGCAGATTTCGAGTTCGACGTGCCTGTGCGTTTCGACACCGACAGCATGGCTGTCAGCATTGAGCAATTTGACCTTCACCAATGGTCGGACATTCCGGTTATAGAAATCCGCGTTTAACCAATGAAAACAGCAACTTCACAGCTTGCCTCGCACATCGCGGGCGAGACGACCACGCTTGCGACCTGTTGGAAGGTCTCGCGCAAAGACGGTGCTGTGTTCGGCTTCACCGATTTCGACCGCGATCTGACCATCGACGGCCTCGTTTATGAAGCACGGACTGGATACACGCGTTCGGCCATCCATACGATTTCTGATTTGTCGGTCGACAATCTCGATATTGAAAGTGCGCTGGACAGTGAAGCCTTGGCCGCACCCGATCTGCGAGCTGGGATCTGGGACAATGCCGAGGTGTTGATTTTTCTTGTCAACTGGAACGCCCTTTCGCAAGGCAAAATCGTGATGAAGCGCGGAACGATCGGACAGGTCGAACTGAAAGACACGATCTTTAAAGCCGAACTGCGCGGCCTGACACAAGCTCTTTCGCAGCAAATTGGCGAGCTATATACGCCAAACTGCCGCGCCGATCTTGGCGACACGCGCTGCAAGATCAATCTGGCAGCTTTGACGGTGGCAAGCGCCGTTACGGCGGCAACGGATCGTTACGGCTTCACAGATACGACCAGAACCGAGACCGAAGATTACTGGACTGGCGGACTTGTGACATGGACAAGCGGCGCAAACATAGGGCGCAAGATGGAAATTCGTAGCTTTGCATCTGGTGTTTTTGATCTATTCCTGCCAATGCCGTCCGAGATCGTTGTGGGCGATGCCTATGCCGTTCAACCCGGATGCGACAAAAGCTTTTCGACCTGCTGCTCCCGCTACCACAATGCCGTGAATTTTCGCGGCGAACCGCATGTTCCCGGTACGGACGCTGTTTTGAGTTATCCCGATGGAAAATAAGATCCCCCGCATGGACGCGGTCACCGAAGCCCGCACATGGCTCGACACGCCATTTCATCATCAAGCCTCCGTCAAAGGGGCTGGCTGCGATTGCATAGGCCTGATTAAAGGCGTTGGAACGGCGTTAAATCTGGTCGATTACGATCCTGACTCGCCGGAAGCACGGGCCTTTGCCAATTACTCCATGCTGCCCAACAGCCGACGCATGCGCGAAGGCTTGACCACATGGCTGGTCGAGATCCCCGTGGCCGACGCGACGCTGGCGGACATTTATTTCATGGCGTGGGGACGTGAGCCGCAGCATGTCGCGCTCATCACCGACAAGGGCATCATTCACAGTTACTCCGGCGTCGGCAAAGTAGTCGAACACGCGCTAGACGAAAGTTGGCGGCGTCGCGTTGTCGCGGCTTACCGTTTTCCTTATTTCATCGAGAATACATAAATGGCCGTTCTTGCTCTTGGTCTTGTTGGCGCTGGGTTGACTTCCGCCATCGGGATCGGCGCGTCCATTGGATGGATGGGAGGAGTCGTTCTCGGCAATCTGCTGTTCGGCAGCAAGGGATCGAATACGGAAGGTTCGCGCCTCAGCGATCTTTCTGTACAGACTTCGACCTACGGAGGCACAATCCAGCTTGTCTATGGCACGATGCGCGTTTCCGGCAACGTCATCTGGTCGACAGACCTTAAGGAAACGCGCCATGTATCGCGCCAAAGCGGCGGTAAAGGCGGTGGCGGCAGCGCGACCAGCACAAGCTACACCTATTCGGCATGCTTCGCCGTAGCGCTTTGCGCGGGGCCAGTCTCGACGGTTCGGCGTGTTTGGGCCGACACCAAGCTCATCTATGATGCGACGGCCAGCAACACGCAAGCGACCGAGAAATACCCCGGCGTTGTCCGCATTCACGCAGGTGCCGAGGATCAACAGCCGGATAGCACCATAGAAATGCACCTTGGTACAGGTAACGTGCCGGGCTATCGCGGGCTTTGCTATCTGACCTTCACGGACTTGCAGTTGGCCGACTTCGCCAACCGTATTCCCAATATCAGCGCCGAGGTCGTGGCTTCCGGCGCAATGGATTGCGATGCGGTTCTCTTGCCAAGAGTAGCCAGCATGTTTCGTGAAGGCGGCGTGATCGATCCGGGACGCGGCGTTCTTCTCTGTTTGAACGCAAGCCGCGCCTATAAGTTCGATCTTGTCAACAACGCGGTGGCCGTCAATGTGCCTCTGGTCAACGACGTTTACGGCGATTTGCGCGGGCTAGACAGCGAAGGCTATCTCTATCATGCGACGGACGCTTATGCGGTCGGCATGCATTTGTGCAAACGCAATCCCGACACGATGGCCGTGGTCGCCAAAACAACCAAAAGGATCGATTTTAGCGTCAGCGGCTTTGTTCTTGGCGACAAGATCTTCGTTCACAGGTCTCGCAAGGTCTACAACACAGACTTCGGTTTGATCGCCGACCTGTCCACCTTTCTTCCCAGCGCGAACGAAGCGCCCATGTGCATGGATGCGGATGGACGTTATTGGCAAGCCGCCGCCGACAAAATACGCCGCGTCGAACTCAACAAGTTCGGCGGCGGCGATGTCACAGAATGGGATGTCTCTGCATGGACAAGCGGCCAGCGCCCGAACATCATTTTCTGGGACGACACGACAGGACATTTGTATTTCAAGGTCAACATGTTGGGTCGCATCGTTAAATGGCATCCCGACAACGGTTTCGTCGCCTATGTCGATGGGGTTTCGTTGTCGGCAGGATGGACGCTTCAGGACGATTACAGCTTTCCGCAAAAAGGACGTCTATGGGCAGCCAACGACACAAAGGTCACGTTAGTCGATCTGGTTTCCATGCGCGTGGAAAAGACGATTGACCTTTCCCCTTATCTTCCTACCTTGGCTACGCACTTTTGCGGTTGTTACGAAAAGTTCACCCATAGCGCCATCATCATGACCAACGATGGCGAGGTAAAATACCCGCTTGAACGCTATGGATCAAACAATGTGGCCCTGTCGTCCATCCTGACGGATTTATGCGAACGGGCTGGGCTTAAACAAACGGACATTCTAACGAACGAAGTTAGCCAATCCGTGCATGGTTATATCATGAGCCGCCGCACGGCAGCGCGTGACGCCATTGAGCCATTGCTGGGCGCATACTTTATCGATGCGGCAGAGACGGACGGCGTGCTGCGTTTTATTCCGCGCGGACAAGATACGGCAGCGACGATCCCATATGACGATCTGGGCGCGGCGGAAGGTTCGTCTAACGACAATCCGCTTCGCGTGACCGAAACCCGCACACAGGAACTAGAACTACCGCAACGCATTGATCTGACGCACTACGATCCCGACCGAGACTATCAAAGCAACACGCAAAACGCGGCCCGCGCAGGCAACGCCGTCACGACTAGGGATCAACAGACGGTCGAACTCTCTCTTGCCCTCTCGGCAGACGAAGCGGCGCAGATCGCAGATAAGACGCTGACCAGCGCGTGGATAGGACGCAACCAGTTCGAGTTTAATCTTCCTCCCAAATGGCTGCGGCTTGATCCAACGGACGTGATCGACGTTCTGCTGCCAGACGCGACCTTGGCTTTGCGCCTGACGCAGGTAGATTTCGGCGGCAACAATATTGTGGCCTGCAAGGCGGTGGCCGAGGATGAAATCGCCTATACATCCAAGGCCAAAGGCACAAGCGTACCGATCACGACTGGAGCGATCCCCATTTCCACGCCGATATCGGCTTTGGTCATGGATCTTCCCATGTTGCGCGCCGAGGACAATGGGCTTGGGCTTTATTACGCCTTGGCACTCAAGAATAACGGGACGGCCAGCCTTTATAAGTCGCCGGATGCCTTAACGTGGAGCATTATAGGAACAGGCTCCGCCGCTCCGGCCTATGGCTGGGCATCGAACGTCTTGGCCGCCCCTCTGAGCGCTTGGTCTTGGGACGAAACAAACAATGTGCAGATAGCCCTCTCGCATGGGACATTGGACAGCAAAACGGCTCTGGAAGTCCTGAATTGGGCCAATATCGGGCTTTTGGGCGACGAGCTTATCCAATGGCGAAACGCTACGCTTCTGGCCGAAAACCTTTACCAGCTTTCCGGTCTTTTGCGCGGACGGCGCGGCACGGAATGGGCGACAAGCACGCATAAGATCGGCGAACGGTTCGTCGTGCTGGCCACGGACGGCTTTTACCGCATGGCGATGGCCGCGACCGAGATCGGGCAGACATCCTATTACAAAGCCATTCCATCGGGCGGAGATTGGGACGATGCGGCGCAAACGAGCCTGAAGTTCAACGCCGCCAGCCTTCGTTGTTTCTCCCCCGTCCATATCGCCGGATCCCGCGATAGTTCAGGCAATCTGACCCTTTCTTGGATCATGCGCGCGCGGTGGAACGGCGAATGGCTCGACGGCATCGACATCTCGAACTACGAGGCCACGGAATCCTACGAGATCGACATTCTTAACGGCAACACGGTGGTGCGGACAATCACCGCTAGCGCAAACACAGCAACCTATAGCGCGGCCAACCAGACGACCGATTTTGGCGCGGCGCAGAGCGTTCTGTCCGTCGCCGTTTATCAAATGAACAGCACCATCGGGCGGGGATACCCCGGAAAGGCCACGGTTTAAGCCATGACGACAACGCCAAACCTTCTCATCGACCATATCGCGGCCAGCCAAGCCCAGAAAGAAGTCACGGCCAACACAGCCTTCGACGTTCTGGACAAAGCCTTGTGCCAATTCACAAGCATCGCGTTATCGGATGCCAATCTGACCCTGACCGATGCCCAAATGATCGGCAATATGGCCTTGAAGTTTACGGGGACGCTCACGACGGCACGAACGGTCACGGTTCCCGCGCACGCCAAATTTATCTATGTCGAAAACGGAACAACGGGCGGCTTTGCGATCTTGATCAAAACGCCTTCTGGCACGTCCATCTCGTTCGGAAGCGGCGAAAGAAAAATTCTCTATTGCAACGGCAGCGACTTTACGATTGCCGCCGAAGCCGGGGCCACGCCCTACGACATAGGCGGCTCATTCGTCGGCAAGCCCAGCGCAGGGGCCGTTATCATACGCTTTCCTATGCCGCGTGCCGTCCGGTTCCTATCCGGCATGGCTCTCAGCAAAGGCGTGGCCGCGACAGCCGCAACATCTGCCGTATCGTTCTCAATCCGCAAGAACGGGATCGAATTCGCCACCATGAATTTTGCGGCGGCGGGCACAAGCGCGACATTCACTTGCGCGACCACGACCGACTTTGCCGCAAGCGACATCTTGACACTTGTGGCATCGGCCACGCCTGACGACACGCTAGCCGATATCGGTTTTGCGTTTGCAGGACTTCGCATCTAAAGGAGGATACCTCATGGCTTTGCGTTTCATCGACGGGTTTGACCATTACACGACGGTTGCATCATATGCTTATAAATATGCTTCTTATTCGGCATCTGTTGCTCCAACCGTTGGACGCCGAAGCAACAGCAACGCAGCAAGGCTTGCCAACTATGGGAACGAGTATCTTCAAAAAACGTTGGACGATCAAACCACATGGATTGTTGGTTTTGCCTATAAACGAGATTACGCATCAAACGACGAAAAACCGATCCTTCAATTGAGAGACAACACAGGATCTGTACAAGTCGCCCTTTGTCTGCATGCTGTTGATGGACTGCTACGACTTTGGCGTGGCGATCAATCGACCCTTTTGGCGACGTCTACTTCCGCTATCCCGCTCAACACTTGGTGCTATATCGAACTTAAAACATTCATCAACGACACGACCGGAACGCTTGAACTACGTGTCAACGGCACAACCGTTGCGACATACACTGGAGACACGAAGCAGTCGTCTTCCATTGGAACGGCTCGATCCATACGACTGGGCGGTGGGGTTTACACATCTTCCTATTATGGATGGATTGACGATCTTTATGTTTGCGATGGCACAGGAACGACGAACAACGATTTTTTGGGAGATTGTCGCGTGGATACGCTCTATCCCAATGGGGCTGGCAACAGCGCGCAATTCACACCGACTGGCAGTACAAATAACTGGGAAAATGTCAAAGACACGACGATTGACGAAGACACGACGAACAATGCTAGCGCGACGGCTGGACAGATCGACAGTTTCGCCTTCACCGACCTTTCCAATTTAGGCAGCAGCGTCTTTGGCGTTCAAAACAATTTGCTTGCCAAAAAAGACGATGCGGGAACGCGCACCCTGCGATCCGTCACGCGGATCGGCAGCACAAACTACGAAAGCGGCGATTTTTCGCTTGGCACGACTTATCTCGACTATGTGCAGCTACAAGAAACAAATCCTTCGACAGCAGCCGCATGGACGGTTGATGCGATCAACGGAGCCGAGTTCGGTTACAAGGTGCAAGCATGAGCGCCTTTGTCACTCAAATCGCCGTAGAGACGCTCTCAAAGCCATCCACAGCCAATTTGCGCGTCACTCAATCTGCCGTCGAAGTCTTGCGCCGTCCAACCATCGTCAAGGCTTGCCTAAGCCAGCTTGTCATTGAAGTGCTACGTCCAAGCGCTGCCGCATCGACCGGTTCTAAACAACAACCCCTAGTCATCATCATCGCAGGATAAGCCATGTCGCAACATGCAACGATCACCCCACGTAAAGAACAGGAGAACGCCCCCATGAGTCCGAATGAACAATTGGAATATTTTCGCAGCATCGGGCGATTGGAGGCGCAAGTCGCGGCTTTAGCGGCCTCAATGACCGAGATGAAAACAAAGCTCGACGGTATCGACGCGCGTCTCGATCAGCTCGACCGCCTCGCCAACCGATGGAAAGGCGGATTTGCCGTCATTCTGACTCTAGGCGCCGTAAGCGGTTTTATCCTCGATAACGTCCTGCGTTGGCTAACCTCGCGCCCTCAATAAACGCCTTTAATCATTATTTCTCTGCACCGCCTTTCGGCGGTTTTTTTTATGCCCAAACGAAAGGAAAACCATGACAAACAAAGCTCCATCACGCGGCATTCGTAACAACAACCCCGGAAATCTGCGCCGGTCGGAGGATCCTTGGCAAGGTCTGGCGGAGACCCAAACGGATACGGACTTCTTTGTATTTCAAAGCCCGATATATGGCATACGCGCTCTAGCCAGAACGCTTATAAAATACCAAGACCAGCACGGGCTACGAACCATCCGCCAGATTATCGGTCGATGGGCGCCTAGCGTAGAAAACGATACGGTGGCGTACATTAGATCCGTTTCGGAAGAAACCGGCTTTGCGCCAGATGTGGTGCTGGATATGCACAAATATGAGCACCTAAAAGCCTTGGTCACCGCGATCATCCACTTCGAGAACGGCCAACAGCCTTACACAGGCTCACAGGTTGACAAAGCCTTGGTTCTGGCAGGCGTGGAGCCCCCAGCCAAGAACCTGCAACAAACGCGCACCGTGCGCGGCGGAAAGGCCGCCACGGCGGCAACCGTCGGGCTGGGGGCATTGCAGGCTGTGCAGGACGGCCTTGCTCCGGCCCGCGACAGCCTTCAATTGCTCGTTCCTTATCTCGATATCGCCAAATGGCTGCTTCTGGCAATCACGCTGATCGGCATTAGCGTCATGATTTGGGCGCGGATCGACGACAGCAGGAAGGGCCTCCGCTAA